CCGAGGGCGTAGGAGGCCACTGCCTCCACGTAGGCCTGATTCCACGGATCCTGGAGCTTTGTCCAGGCGGTGGCCCACGTCTTATTGTGCCAGGGGAGACCATTCTGTTTCGGAAGACTGTACTTCCCCTTCATCCACTTTACAGGGTCCAGGAGGTGTGTGACCTTGAGATATGCATTGTGCTTGCGCCCCCCCGAGATGTCTCCTGACAAATCCTGATTCGGCACCAGCTTCAAGGAACAGGGGCCGGATGTTCCCGAAATATCAATCCCCACAATGCGCCACTTGGAATCAAACCATACTCCGTCGGTCTGGTGTTTGCTGAGGCGGTAAAGTTTGGAAAGAGTTGGGAAGAATGTCTGGAGGGAGTTAAAGCCTCGTACTTCGCACAGCTCTTTTGGCAGCGGCGCCAACCGGAAGCGTGGTGAGGGTAAATTCATACCCCGGAGATTCGTATCCATTCTTACGGGATTTAAGACCCTTTAGATTGCGTTGTGACGCACAGCCAAAAAAGTATATCTCTATACAGTTGAAATATGTCGGGTGCCGTCAATGTATCACTGAAGAAGTTTGATATGCGCAAAATCCCACAGGATGCTGTCGTGATTTTTATTGGGCGTCGTCGTACGGGTAAATCTACTCTTGTACGTGATCTGCTGTTTCACCATCAGGAGATGCCGCTTGGTACTGTTATCAGTGGTACAGAGGAGTCAAACTCCTTCTACGGAAAGATGATTCCGCCGCTTTTCATCCACGGTGAATTCTCCCCTATGATTCTGGCCAATTTCGTGAAACGCCAGAAGATGATTATGGCCCGTATTCAGCGTGAGCAGCAGGGCGGAGGGAAATCTCGTCTAGACCCACGCTCCTTTATGATTCTGGATGACTGTATGTACGATGACAGCTGGACACATGACAAGAACATTCGCTATCTTTTCATGAACGGTCGTTGGCTGAAGGTGTTCTTCATCATCACTATGCAGTATCCGCTGGGTATCCAGCCGGCGCTACGTACCAACGTGGACTTTGTGTTCATTCTGCGCGAGCCGTATGCGACGAATCGCAAGCGCATTTTTGAGAACTACGCGAGTGCCTTCCCGAGCTTTGAGTTCTTCTGTCAGATCATGGACCAGTGTACACAGAACTATGAGTGCCTTGTGGTGGATAATACAAGTCAGTCAGCAAAGCTGGAAGATTGTATTTTCTGGTACAAGGCCGATTTACATCCTGATTTCCGTATTGGGGCGGCCGAGTTCTGGCAGCATTCTGCAAACTACTTTAGAGATAAGCAGGAGGAGGAAGATAACTCCTTTGACCCGATGAACGCGCGCAAGCTCAAGGGGCCCTTGCTGAACGTGCAGAAAAAGAACTAGCAAGGTAGATGAAGGTTGATCTATATTCAGTAGGCTTAATCGCTGCTCTAGCTATTATTCTGCTTCTCGCGGATCGCGTATATCGTATCAATCCCTATTTAGCGCGGGAGGGATTCCAGATCTATGGACAGCCCCAGCGTTGTGGAACGGATCTGGAGCCGTGCCCCTTCCCGAAGCGATGCATGAATGGCTTCTGTCAAGTATCCGATATACCCGAGATGCATGATAGAAACCCTCTTCCGGTTCTTCCTTAAATTGCCTGCCATGATTAGAAATGAAGGGACGCAGAGGCTATTCTCTCTTAGGACTCGTATTAGTTCTTCTCGCAGCTGTGGCGTTTCTCCCTGTAATCCGCCGTACCTTCGCGCGTTCATTCCCCGAGGGCTTCCAGGCCACAGGGGGTGTGGACTCGCGCAAGGGTGACTGCAGGGGCGTGACATGTAAGGAGGGCGAGTTCTGCCAGGAGAATGTTTGCCGCCCTGTGATGGCTCCCATCACAAACGACTATTTTCCCGACAAGTAGTAAGAAGAGATGCCGAACGGTTCAGCTAGAAAGAGAACCCCCGCTGAGGGATTACCGCCGAATTTTAGTTCTATTGGACATGTTTGGGCGCGAGTCCTAAATGCAGAGAGAAAAAGATCAATGGCTGGTGGTACACGTCGTAAGAAGCGTTCTGCGGGAACACGTAAGAAGCGTTCCGCGGGCACACGTCGTAGATAATCAAGAAAGCTCTTTATAAGAACTTTATTGATTGAGTTTGAAACTCTTTAGAGTAACATGTTGTAACCATATGTCTTTCTCAAGCCGAGATGAGAAATACCATGGATGCCAACAACAATAGAAAACAGTAGGACAAGAACAAGCATGCGATACGTATCAAGCTTACGCAGAGAGCCAAATGAGGTCACTGCGATATACAGGGCGATACCCATTAGGATGCAACTAAGCATGTGAGCAAGGAAGGAGGGGCACATCTACTTAATTGCCAGACAAATCCTTCGGCGCCAGCTTGCGGGCCATGGCAAGATCCGCATGACCCGAAGAGCCGAACATATCCGAAAACGACTCCGCGGGCACAGCACTCTCAGAGACAACGGTCATGCCAGGCTCCGCGGGCTTCTTAGCAGACGCACGACCGCGCTGCTCACGCTGGAATACCTCACGCGCCTCCTCGTTCTCCTTGTACTTCTTCATGAGAGTGTTGAGCTCGTCCTCCGCGTATTCCTGCTCCGACACCTCCGCGGGCTCCGGGTCCCATGGCAGCCACTTACCCACCTCACCTACAAAGATGTTGTGGAGAGTGTCCTGGCGCTGGAGCTTCTTAGAGCGCGTAACCGCCTCCGCCTGCGAGCTGTAGACACCACGCACCTTGAGCCCACGCACAGTTGTGCGGAACTCATTCTTGGCATAGAACTCATCCTCCAGCTTGGTCTTGTTTGCGTAGAGGTAATCATCAAAGGCCTCCTTGAGCTTTGACTCCTTCAGCTCACGCTCGTTTGTCTTCACAAACTGGTGGTACTCGTCCATGACCTTGTCCACACGCAGGCGTGAACTACGGCACACATCAGCGGCACCACTGAGGTCCTTCGCGTCAAGCGCCTTGGCCTCCACATCCAGCTTGCTGTTGATGTCACCCACCACCTTCATCAGGTATGACTCAAGGTTCTTCGTCCGGCTCTGAAACTCGTAGGACTTGACAAACTGGCCGAACATATAAAGGTCCTTATTGGCAAGGACCTTCTCCGGACTTAGGAAACTCAGAAGACAAAACTTCTGGCCGGCAATCTCTGCGTCCTCTTCAAGGAAGTCCTCGCGATCAGGGGTAGACATTCTGATGTAGGCTATCAGGTTCCCTTTAGACGGAAATACGCAACAGACAAATGCCTTAGCCTATTTGTCCACCCCGCAGACAAATGCCTTCGCTACCAAAGAAAATCTATAGAACAAATATAGAAGCTATGAGCGCCACATCAGAGATAATCAACCGTGCGATCAAGTACTTAGTGGAGGGCCTTTTCGTCGCCGTAGCTGCGATTTTTGTGCCCCGCCACCGCCTCCCCTGGGATGAGATCCTCACTCTCGGCGTGGTGGCGGCGGCCGTGTTCGCCATCCTTGATGTAGTGAGCCCCAGCATCGGCGCGACGGCGCGCCAGGGTGCGGGCTTTGGCATTGGTGCGAACCTAGTGGGCTTTCCAGGCGCTCGGCTCTAAATTGACAGCTGCACCGCAGGGTATTCAGCAATAAACATGTCAGGATATCCCTGAATGGGTTTAATAGTATAGCCGATCTGTTCCAGATACAAGAATAGCTCAGCCTTCAGTTTCTTCGCCGGTACCCCCTCGGCCTCCTTCCACTCCCCCCAACACTCAAAAAGAATCTTGGGATATCCATTGCGGTGTAACGTCTCCTCAGCTCCTTTGAGAACTTCCAGTTCAAATCCCTCCACATCAATCTTGATGAAACCAATGTTTCTTAGTCTGAAGGAATCCAGAGTTCTCATCTGTACTATCAGCGAGTCGCGCTCATTATCCGCCTCCGAGAGATATTGTACGCCATTCCCACCCCCATCCTCCGAACGGATATAATAGGATGATTTTCCTTCTGAAGAACCGAGGGCGAACGGATATACCGATATCCGCTCCTCAAGCCCCTGTAGAGCTACATTCGCAGCCAGATAGCAAAATGTCTTTGGGCTACATTCAAAGGCGTAGGTATGCCGCGCC